AATACATTGCAAGTGCAATTAGAAATACTCTTGGAAAAATCCCTTTAATTAAAGGCCCTGCACTAGCTTGGGCTGACAGTATTGATAGTGGTGCGGAGAAGATAGGAAAAAATGTAGATTCAGACCTTCAAAAACTTGAAAAGAGTGGTGAAGGTGAGCCATCGTCATCAGAAATTTCTGTTACAACTGGTGGTGGTGATGGTGAATTAACAGAAAAGGATAAAGAAGATATTAAAAAAGAGGATGAATTAGAATCACTTTTATCTGCGAATAAAGAAAAAAAATCCAATATGAGTTTGGAAAATAAAAATGTAGAAGATTCTTCAAAAAATATTCTTGATTCTGTTGAATCGGAAGAGAAAACTGATGGTGTAGAAGATCTTAAACAAGGTAATATTCCAAAAACATATAGAGGAGTTGAAGTTGTAGGTAGAGATTGGGATGACGTTAAAAAAGACATGGAAGAAGCTAAAATAGCAATGGAAGAAATAATGCAATTGCAAAAACGTATATTTTCGGGAAAATTAAAGGCTGGTACAGAAAAAAATGCAGATAGTAAATTGTTAAATTCTTATCAAAAAAAAATTGATGAGGCTGATAAATTTCTTGGAACAGGAAAATTTGATCCACAGATAACAGGGATTAAAACGGACGAGAGACTTGAAGTTGATGAAAGTGGTAAAATACTTAATCCAGAAGTTTTAGTAGATCCTAAATTTTCAAGTGACAATGATTTATCATTAAACCAACCGCCAGGTAATAGTTTCAACAATAACAACAATGTAAAAAACGGAAGAATGCAACTAGACTCTCAAGTTTCATCCGCTGAAATTAAAGGAACTGGTACAAATATTAGAGCTGTTAGAATGACTAGCAATCAATTTTTATCAACTCATGATAAGAATATACCAATTGAAGTTCTCAGGGCGATAGCATAATGGCTGAAAGTAAAATCTTTTTCACTAAATGTAGTTTGATTCCGAATGGTGGTTCATTAGAGGAAGAGTATAACATCGTTGGTGGAGCTCCTCTTGTCACTTATTGTGAGAGTATTGTAAATGCTTCGATATCATTAACTCTTGAATTCATTGATATTGATCAGGTGATTGGTCGAAAGGGAATTACTGGTGGAGAGTATCTTGAATTAACAGTTAAAGATGGTGATGAGGATGAATTTAAAATCACCTTAGATCATAAGATGACATTAAATGCTGTCACAGATATGGTTACAACTAGAAATTATCAATCAGCGACTTTAGAATTTGTTTCAGCAGAATTAATTGTGAATGAAACTTCAAGATTAAATCAAAAATTTAGTGGTAATGTTTCTGATACTGTAAAAAAAATATTAAAGGATGATAAAAGAGGAATTAAAACTGAAAAAAAATTATTTGGCCCTAAAGATGAAAAACTTGAAGATGGAACTAAAATTAAAAAAGATAGAGCGACAAATTCTTATGCTTTTGTTGGTAATTTAAAAAAACCATTTGAAACAGTTCAATGGTTATGTCCAAAAACAATGTCATCTAAAGAAAGTTTTGGTTTTTTATTTTTTGAAACTTTAGATGGATATCATTTTAGATCAATTAAAAATTTGATGGATCAAGAAGCATTAAGATATGAGCAAGCTGATCGACAATTACTTAACCGATCACAAATTTTACAATCTAGATTAAATCAGACAAATGATATTGTGACAAACTGTAGAATGGGAATGTATGCAAATAAGACAATATATGTTGATATAGAGAATCAACAAGCGAACGTAGTTGATTTTAATGTTGAACAATTAAATTTGAAAAAGAAACTTAAATTGAATGGTCTTGAAAAAGTTCCAACTCGACTAATGGTTCGAGTGAATGATTTTGGAGTTGCACAAGTGGATTCAAAAAGATCTCAAAGAGTGCCTGCAAGTGAGCTTGCCGTCTATCAAAATAAATCTTATATTAGGAATAATATGTTATTCTCACAATCTATCAACATATCTATTCCATTAAATACAACGTTAAGAGCTGGTGTTCTGCTTGATATTAGACTGCCTTCAAAACAAGATGATAACGAGGGAAATGCAGAGACAGATTCATATGGTGATGATAATAGTAATGACCCAAGTGGAAAATACTTAATTGCTGAATTGTCACACATAATGGGTCGTGAAAACGCAGAAACACAACTCACATTAATTCGTGATACCTTTACCGCTTAAATAGTAAAAAAGAACTAATCTTATGAAATCAATCGAAGACCATATGGAACACGATAAGAAAATTATCGATGATCCACAAGCAAATCCAGCAGCAAGAAGACACGCTAAGGAAGAGTTACATGAACTCGAAGAGTATGCAGAACATCATAAGGAAGAGATTGCAGCAGGCGATCATCATGATCCAAATGCATTAGAATTATTTTGTGACAACCATCCAGATGAACCAGAGTGTTTAATCTATGACGATTAATTAAATGTTTAGTCCATCAACTAATTTTATAGGGAAAGATCCAATACAATGGTGGATTGGTCAAGTGACTGATCCAAAGAAAGGAAAGTGGTCAAATTCCTTACAAAAACAAAATGCCAAAGATGGCGAACACATCTATTCTCATCGATGTCGTGTTCGTATCGTTGGATATCATGGTAATGATTCTGATCTGCCTGATCATAAATTACCGATGGCTCATGTTCTCCTACCACCAAATGTTTCAACGATTGCTGGTGAAAGTCAGTCAATGGAATATCAGGGTGGAGAGGTTGTTGTTGGATTCTTCTTTGATGGTGCAGATGGACAACAACCAATTGTGTTTGGAACTTTGTTTAGACAATCCTATGTAAAGGATAAACTAAAAAGAAATAAATTTAATGCGTTTGAACAAACTGAATTTACGCCATGGACACCACCAGAGGCGTCTCAAAATATAGGGCCACACCTTGTTCAAACTGATGAAACAGGAAATAAGTCTGATAAAACGGCTAAAACATTTGTGAAAAAAGATGAAAATGGAAATAAAAAACAAAATTTATCTGTTGCAGAAGAGATAGTAAAAGCTGAAACAAATCCAACTTGGGATAATAATACTGCTTGTGAGGATAACGAACTAACAAAAATATCAAATGCCATAAACGCATTTACTAAGAAAATGAGTGCGTCCAAAAATATTGGAAGTGTCACAATTGACCCTCGATATGGGACACTCATGAATAAAAAGTTAGAAATCAAAAAGGCATCGATTAAAATAAGTAATTCAATGTCAAATTTGATACGTCGTGGTCGTTCATGGGTAATTAAAGATACGTTAGATAAAGTATCTACAAAACTAGGTAATTTAACACCAATTGATTTACAACCTCAAGTTGGAGAAGCCACTAAAGGTTTGATTGATACTGTGTATTGTAATTTTGAGAAAATCAATGAACAGTTATTGGGTTATCTTGAGAAAAGTTTAGAAAATATGTTGGGATCAGTATTGGATCTTCCTGTTTGTGCTGTCGAAAGTTTTATGGGTGATATGTTTGGACAGATTAATAATATTTTGAACACACAACTAGGAAGTATGTTTGATCAATTGGATAATATTTCTGGTGGTGGTATTTCACCTCCAAGTACAACGTTTTCAAAGGGAATACAGTTTGCAAATATACTTTCAAATGCTGTTGGGTGTGATGCACAAAAATGCCCACCTAACACTTCTTTTGATTCAGCAAATGGAGTTGCTAAAGTGTCAGATGATTCATTTAGTAATGTTCTTGACATTGCGAAGGTAAGTTCTTTAACGAATCCTTTAGGTTCTATTAAAGGTATAGCTGGCGACGCATTAGGTGGTGCGTTAGGTGGCGTGGCTGGTGATTTAGCAACTGGTTTGATAGGAGGAGGTGACTTAAGAGGTCTTGCTCTTGATGCTGCTGGTAACGTCCTTCCAGACTTGGCAAATAAAATTGATATTGGACTCGATGGTGTGATTCCAGATGTTACCTCTCCAAAATTTAATAACGGATCTTCATCATCAATTCCAAATGTAGATTGTAAAACTAATGTTCTTAAATGTGGCCCACCAAGAGTTGATTTTGTTGGGAGTACTGATGGAAAAGGTGCAAGTGGAAGTGCAATTGTTAATACACTTGGAAAAGTAATTGGTGTTGCAATCAGTGAGCCAGGATCAGGATATGTAGATCCACCAACACTTACCTTTGTTGATGGATGTAAGAACGGTTATGGAGCTGCTGGTTATGTTCGTATGGAAAATGGATCGGTTGCAGATGTTGTCATGACAGATGCTGGTCATGATTACATACCTAACACAACAGAGACTGACATGGATGGTAATGTCAAAGAAGTGATTCCAGATCCAAATGCAAACTATGGTGGTGCTACATCTTATGTAACGTCATTATCTGACGTTGTGATTGAGAATACTGGATTTGGTTATGAAGAAGGCGATACCGTGACAGTCGATGGTGGAGCAGAAGTTGAATTGGATATAGTTGAAGGTCGAATCGTAGGAGCAAACGTTAAAAATAAAGGATTCGGATTCACCAATACTCCAGATTTAACTATAAATAGTGACACTGGAGTTCTTGCTAGATTATCACCAATTCTTGAATTTACTAAAATTGATGATGCATCTCAACTAGCCGATACAGATACTCCTTTCGACAGAAATCTACCTCCAGAATCTGTAATAACCATAATTGATTGTGTAACAAAGTAACATGACAGAGTTTTGCGAACCTAAAGATAAAAAACAACCCACCTTTGATTCCAAACGTAGGTATGAAATTACAACTGGAAAGGTTGCGATACATGGTGATGCTAATTATGAATTAACCACACAGGACTCAGGACAATCTTTTGGTTTTTATCAAAACACAGGGCAAAATGCGCCTGCGGTTGAAAAAGGAGACGGTCAAGCTGGATCTGGTGGTCTTGGAACTGGCAAACATATTTTAAGCACGCCAGGAATGTCACAAGAAACTGTTGGTTTTGGTTTAAAACTAAAACCTCAAGGTGATAAGGTTTGCATACCAGCAAAATGGATTCGTGCTGAAAATGGTGATATAATGCTTGATGCTCATAATGGTGATGTGCATATTAGAGCAAGAAATATTCATCTTTATGCTAATGGTGGAGGTAATGAAGATGGTGAGTTAATACTTCATGGAAATCGATTAACTCAACTTAAAGGGCCAGATGTTAGAGTTAATTGTGAAAAACTAACGATAAAAGCGAATCAGGAGATTGATGTTATTACTGATGGATTTTTAAAAACAGAGGCTGCTTTTAGATTGGATGGATTAAAGATGACCAAACTTTTTGGATCACTTGGCCCACTTTTACAAAAATTTGTAGAAAGTTTAGGATCTTCAAAGGTAGGAGAACCACCAATATCAAATCTTCTTAAAGATAAAAAACATATTGACTTATTAAAAGAGGACGTAACAGAAGGATTTAAAAAACTTCCAGTTGAAAAAATTACAGAAAGTGCAAATGAATTATTAGATTTAGCAGGGGAGGGTCAGGGACTTCTTGGTGATGTTCAAGAACAATTAAAAAGTATCACGGAGTCTCCTGTTGCAGATCAATTAAAAGACATAGCTGATAATGATAAGTTGGGTCTTAAAAAAATAGCTGAGAATGCTGGCGTTCAATTTGAAAGCTTTGTAGATTCACCCGAAGGTAAAAATATAATAGATAAATTTAAAAAATTAGGAGGATTATAATGAGCGAAGCGATTAAACACTGTCAAAAACTTGTTGTTGGAAAAGATATCTCAAAACCAGATGGTGATTCAAAAGGAGATCAATCACCAGTTGGAACTGCGATACTAAATGGCCCTGTAGTTTGTGGTAAAGTTAATAAAACTCACAATGATTATGTGGGAGTCTTAAATGTAAGTTCAGATTCTGTGCCACAGAGTCCAAGTCTTCAACCAACTTTAGATGTTAATTTAGCAGTTAAGTCTGATGGTAACGTAACCATTGAAGGTGATGGTAAAACATCTCATGGACTAGATGTTTCTGGTGGTGCAACTGTTGATGTTTTGAGAGTTCGTGGTGATGCTTTCTTTGATGGTAGTGTTGATTGTGGTAATAAGGGAAGACTTGCTTCTCGATTTAGCTCTGCTGACGCTAGACCTAAACCATTTGATTTAGAACATCCAACAAAAGGAAAGGGTCATCGACTTCGTTATGCGTGTATTGAAGGCCCCGAAGTTGGAGTTTATTATCGTGGTAGATTAAAAGGTTCAAACATCATTGAATTGCCATATTATTGGAAAGATCTTGTTCATGAAGATAGTATCACAGTTCAATTACAACCGATTGGTAAGAATCAAAATCTTGTGATTGAAAGTTTTAATAGTTCGTATGTGGTGATTGAACTTGGTGCAAATCAAGATTTTCTAACTAATGAAATTCTAATTGATTGTTTCTATCATGTGTATGCTGAGAGAAAGGATATTAATCCATTAATAGTTGAGTATGAAGGTGATAGTTGGGAGGATTATCCTGATCCAAACTTTAACCCAAACAAAGTTGATGATGATAAAAAAACTTATAGAGACCCTCGGTTTAGCGGCCCACCAAACACGATTACGATTTGAAAAAATTAATTTACATTGAAGAGAATTTTATATCTCCTGATGAATGTCAAGAATTAATAAATTTGTCTCTTGCAAATAGGGGTAAAGAAATGCCTTATGGTGATGAGAGTCGTGGTGGAGATACTTTTCTTACTACTGTGGATCATAGTAATCCAGAGGAAAGTTTATCTAAAGGAGTTGATTGGGTGAATCATGGTGCTGCCTACTATGGTGGTGATGTAGATCCTGTAAAACCACCTCTAGATTATGATGTTATAACTAGGGTAAATACTATTTGTAAAAATTTTGATTCAGATACAAATTTAGATTATGTTGGAGTGGTAAGATGGCCAATCGGCACTTTTATGAAACCACACGTTGATGATAACAACATTCACAAACCTGATGTATTTGCTGCAATGTTGTACTTAAATGATAATTTTACAGGTGGCTGCACTTGTTTTGAAGATTTTGAAGTTAAACCAGAGGTGGGAAAACTAATTGTGTTCTCAAATTCCCAATATCTTCACTATGTTAGTAAGGTTGAAGGTAATGAAAGATTTGTTCTTTCATTCTGGTATAATTCATTGAATAAATAAAACAGAAGAAAATTTGTACATAGCCCAATAAGATGCCTCTTTCAAGACTGGAGAATTTTCTAAAGAATATTCAAGGTAATGTTATCTACGT